GTAAAAGTCTGCGCTGAATAGGTAACAGTTCCGCCAGAAAAATCATAAAGCCAGCGATCAAATCCATATTGAGCAACAGTTACGCTGCTGAAGTTTCTTTGATTTATTCTAAAATCGCCGTTAATGATTTTATTCTTACCAGTATTCCAATCGGCTTGCCAACGAAGTCCGGTGGTAGCGGCACTATCCGCGACGAGTGTGCTTCCATTAGATCCAACGGAAAGAATCGCCGGAGTATCGGCAGAGCTTCCAGCAATTAAATCGCCTTTTGCGTCAATAATTGAATTCTGAATTGCGTTAGCGTCATCGGTAGTGACCCAAGTGTAATCAAGATCTGTGTTAGAAGCTTTGCTCAACACTTGACCGGTTGTGCCACCTTTTAGATCAACGAAAGAAGAGTCGATGGAGTTTCCAAGTGTGCGCATAGCAGCTGCGCCATCTTTGACCAAATCTGTATCGTCAGGGGTTTCCCATCCGAAGTTTGTTGTGTTTGCCATTGTTCTCCTTTAGGCGACTATTGTAGCGTCTAGCCATTCCAAACTAGACGAAAGCGTATTCCAAGTTTCAGTAATAATGACATCTTCCCATTTAGCAGTCTGAATTGAGAAGGCTAGAGGTGAGACATTAACAGTGACTCGAAGTCGGTTATATCCAGCAGTCCAAGTCCAACCTTCGACAAAGCCTTGAAACTGGCCGTTAGTCATATTGGCTGGTAGGTTAGCGATATTGACTGGCATCCCCATAAATACATTTAGCAACGCATCGCGGTCGGTGTCGTCAATCTCTGGACTTTGAAGCTCAAAGGTTATGCTTTTAAGCGCATATTGAGGCCAAGCCCTAATACCTAAATAGAAAGCTGCCTGATCTTCAGCGTCAGTTTGATTTTTAAGGGTTGTGTTAATGATATTGGCTAGCTCGCCATACTCAGCCATTGATTGAGCATCTGAGTCGCTTATTGACTGATTTCCTGCGCTGCCATAATTGATGGTGATTGAATTTCTAACATCGCCAGCGCGTCGGCTAACGACTAGGCCAGAGCCTAAAGCCTGATTAGCGTCAAGGTCTACATATCCGTTAGCAGTTAGATATTGAGTGCGGTGAGTAGAGTCGGCGTAGCAGATTCGACCTTGAGCATCTTCGTAAATATAACCAAGACCCGAGGTTGCCAATCCGCTTACTAAACTGTAAACGCTTTGGTTTACATTGTTTTGAGAATCTAACTCATAATCTCCCGGCTGATCTATTTCACCTAATCCGGTGTTTTCAGCATTAGCCCAAGTAGTAGACGCGTTGTAATCATTCCAAGTTAAAGCTGCTGGAACTTCATCCCAGTTATTAACTAATAAATCTTGAAGCACCTCGAATATCTGGTCGCCGTCATAATCGCTAGCCAAGTTGCCTGAATAAATAGCTCTAGCCAATCGAGCAAGAGCGCCAACGGCTACGATATTAACTCGCTGACTTGTTGCCGTAGATCCTGCCGTTGCCACTTCGATAGCAATATCAGTTACGAAGCCACCGAATAAGAACGTATAGGCATCAGTTGAGTCTTTGACTTCGATAGTTAATGGGGCATTGATTTCATACGGCACATAAGATAAGTCTGTTACTAATAGGCTTAAATTGGCGTAGCCAGCTTGAGGCTGAGAATAAATATCCGTCCGGCCTGATGAGGCAGTTAGTCCGGCTAAGGTTGCGTCGGTTACTGTGTAGCCGTTTACCTTAATTCGATATTCAGGATTCCAAAGGGTCATAGACCGACCAACTGGCTTGCGCCGCCACCTTGTCTGCGCTCGACGCTATTTAGAGCTTCTATTACCGCCCTACTAAATCCTGTCTCATCGATAGCACTTGGAGCATTAACATTAATTATGACTCCGCCATATTCACCGCGAGATACACCGCCCGAAATAGTTCCCATCGCCGGAGCTGGTGGCTCGAGTTGAGCCAGTAAACCTTGAAGGGTTGCAAAGTCTTTCTCAATTTGTGCCAAGGCCGCGAGCTGTGATTTTGTGCCCCCACCCTTACTAACTCCGCCAGTAACCTGTTTACTTACGCTAGCAATGCTTGAACTGAGGCCACCTAATGATCCGACTAATCCTGCGAGAGAAGTAGTGCTTGATGCTCCGCCACCACCCCCGGCAGTTACTAATTGCATACCGACTCCGCCAGAAGTGGTAGCGAAGGAAGGCATTTGAATCATTCCGACATTGTTAAGGAATGGGATGCGGTTATATGCAGCGATGAGAGTGTTTATAGCATCGATGGCTGTTCTGACGATTGCTTTGATTCCATCGACGACCGCTCCGACAATATTGATTAATCCACCAATTGCTTGACCGATTCTTTCAATCGATCCTCTTAAAGTAAACTCAAATAGTGGCACTAAATAATCTTTTGTAAATTGCCATAGTGTTTGCATTGCATCTTTGTTTTCGTCAAAGGCTCGCTTGATTGGATCAAGCGCCCGATTCTTGGCATCGATTAACATTGGAATAAATCGATTCATTATGTAATCTAAAAAAGTTTTAACGATAGGTAATAAACCTGCACCTACGGATTCTTTTGCTTCATCAAAGCCAACTCGAAGTCTTCGTATTTGACCTTCAAGAGTGTTGGCTTGTTGACTTGCCGCGCCGCCAAAAGTGCTCGCAAGTTGCTTCATCGTCCCGTCTAAACCAAGGGATTTGATTTCAGCGCTGGACAAACCTATACCTAATCGGCTAAGTGCCCCGGTATTCCCCTCATAAGCTTTAGCAAGGGCGTTAGTTACTTGTTCGACTGATTTTCAGGTAGATGCGCTTATATCAAGAGCAAGAGCAAGTGAGTCATTGGCTTCACCGAGATCACCAGTCGCAGTTGCGAGTCGTTGAAAGGCTGGTCTTAATTGTTCATCGGCAACGCCAAAAGCCAAGGACATTTTGCTAATTTGTTTTTCAACTGCCGCAATTTGAGCATTGGTAGCCCCGGTAACATTCTTAAGGGCATTGGCTAATCGATTCTGTGCAGCTTCATCAGCAATGGCGGCTTTGACACCTTCAATCGCTAATTTGCCAGCATAGGCGGCTGCAGCTGCGGCTGCTGCGGCAAAAGCGGCTGCTGCCACCTTGCCAAATTTTTGCATCTTATCGCCGAAACCTTGGACTTGAGTTTCGGACTTCTTCATCCCATCGACGAATTGTTTCGTCTCAGCAAGAATTTCTAACTTTAACGTTCTGTAATCTCTAGCCATTAGTTAGCCCACTTTTTTACGATTGTGTCGGCTGTCTGTTCCCATTTCTTTGTCAATTCAGGCTGAATCTTGCGAAGGGTTGGGTAGATGAACCAACCGCGAGAGCCTCGACCAAATCGGCCGGAGTAAGTTGGGAATTGCTTAAAACGATTAGATCCAAACTCAAGACCTGCCCAGAGTTTTTGTGTATTACCGCCACCAGATAAACGCTGAGAGGCAAAGCCAATATCGAGTCGACCCGTCTTTGAGCTTTTGGAAACTTTAGTTCCATCAACGACTGCTCTAACTGCTCCTGCCGCCTTTTGGCGGTCATAGCCAGCTTGTCGTATTTCCTGACGAGCGTATTCAGCCATTTCTCCTGCCACTTGCTTGGCTTCATCGACGGCATCATCTCCCATCAGAGTAAACGCTTTTGCGAGTTGGCGGAGTTCGCGTTGGCTATATTGACTAAGCCCTACCTCTGCCATTTCGCTCCTTCAAAATCTCAACCGCAGTCATTAAGTCTTCGGCGTTATCCCAAAACTGTGCCGGGATGCCAGTCGCTAACGCCACCTCAAGGATGAGATGATTTAGGCTTCCGGCTGGATGACTTTTGGGCTTTCAGGATCTCCGATTATTAGTTCATCGATCGTTAATTCCCAAACGTCGTAAGTCTTCGTCGGCTTGCCAGCGTTTGCCCTGACATAAGCCGAATGAGCCAAGAATAAGAAGTCGGTTTGTTGGTATTCGCTAATATCGGTCATCTTGTAAATAGATTTCCCGGTTTTGCGTTCCCACTTAGCCCACTCTGGAAGCCCTGCGGTGTAGGTTTCCACTTCGCCGTTATTATATTTAATTGTCAGATTTAACTTCATTGCTCCCGATTCCCCGATCTCTTAACTAAATGATTCTGAAGGTGTTCCAACGACTGTCATCGTCCAAGTGTCGGTAAGTGCTCCCGGAGCAGCTCCGCCTGCGCTTGGAAAGATTGGAAGAACGTTGAAAGTAAATACTGCGCCGCTGACTGCTGTGAATGAAACGGCGAGAGTTGTATTAGGTGCTGTTTCTGCATCTGTCCACATTGCCTCAAACAAGGAAGAAGCTGCGCCCCAGTCCTGTAATAGTTCGATTGTAAAGAGCCATTGTTTGTCTACGGACTTATAGGCCCTACCATCCAAAGTTTGATACGTCTCAATAATTGTTTCGCAAGATAAGGTTGCTGATGTCGCTTGAGCATCATAGGTGGCAGAGTCAAGCGTAAAGGTGACATCGCGACCGGTAATAACTGTCGTTGCCATTTATTCTCCTTAAGAAGTTTGCTCGTAGCGGACGCTCAAGCGGATGTCGGATACCAGTAAATTAACTGAACCGACTTGAGTTACTGCCGGCTGACTAACCGTTGATAACTCATACTTGGACGCTGATAAAGCGCCAAGAATACTAATAACCAGTTTCTCAAGATTATCAAGTGATGCTGGATTTGATAAATAAGCAACTGCCGCTGAAACGGTGTAATTAAGTTTAAGCCGGGTTGTTGCTTTAGAAATAAGTTCTAATTCCATATAAGGCGAATCGGGAACGATTACGACGGCTGGAACTTGAGGTGATTCCGGGACGTGATCGTAAAGGTTAGCGCTGACGGATGCGAGAGCAGTCTTTATAGCTCCGCGCACATCATCTTGAATCGTTGAGGCTGGCATTAGCCAATCATCGTTTCTACGTCAAGATAAGGCCCAAGGATTCCAGATACGCGGTTAAAGAGGGAGCGGCCTAGGCGGAAAGGTGTCACCGTAAAATCCACTCCCTCAATCTGCCCACCAGCGGCAGTTCTCGATTGAAAGACTTCGACTGAAGTAACAATTACTGCGTTTTCAACGTTGGCATTACCTACATAAGTCGAAGCGCCCGACAAAGTTGCTGTCCCGGCTGGGATTACGTTCTTTTCGATTATGTCAGCGTTTGTGATGGCAGCTGTGAAAACATAAGGCTCAATAAGGTCGTTAGTTACTGTGACTGTGGCGTTGAATGGAGATCCGCAGCCAGTAACTACGACGGATTGACCCTCAGAAAATTCGTGGATTGTTGAGGTGTAATAATACGCGACGTTGCTTTCTAATTTAACTTTCTCAATTCTCGTCGAATAAGTTACGAGCATTGGGAGAATCAAATTCTCGGAAGTGTCGATTATGTCGTTTAAGTATGCGTCGGAATATAGGGATGACGAAACGCCAAGGACTGCTCTCAGCTCTGAGGCTGTAACTATCGATGGCATTTCGTCGCCCTTTCTTCTCTAGGTGAGCGGCCAGCTCGGGAGCGGACTGGCCGTCACTTTTAATTATTTAACTAGGCCACCATAAATCGGTAAGCGCCAGCTCCGACCTTGGTAGCGAGTGCACCGTAGCCGTAGTAAGCAACCTTGATTTGTCCAGTCGCTACAACGTTTGTTTCCAAACGGAAGCGGCTTGATTCATACCAAGTATATGAATCAGGATTGATGATGATGAGTGAGTTATCACCAGTTGGAGCAGCTGTCGCGAGGTTACGAGATACGCGAAGATTCAAGCCAAGAAGGTTACCGCGAACTGATTGTCCGGTGAGGTTGCCGCCTTGGTTTGAGTTGCCAATAAGGTTCTGATAAATCGGACGGCCATTGTCCGCAAGATTCATCAAAGCGCCCCATTGCTCAGGGCTTACGAGAATGTTTGTCGCTGTGCCAAGTGTTGCTTTGTAAACTGCGACTGAAGCATCGGATACGAAATCAAGAGCTCCGGCAGCGTCAAGAGTGCGGTTTCCGCCATCTGTTCCGCCAGCAACTAGGCCAGCGATAACTGCAACATCGGTTGCCTTTGCGTATGCAAACTCCATTTGACGAACAAGTTCGTCGAAGAATACTGGAGATGAACGGTCAAGAAGTTCTACGGAGAATTCTTGTCCACCAGCGTATTTCTTAACGGTGACTTGTAGGAATTCGTTTGTCATTCCTGTTTCGTCGATTGTTGCTTCCTCAGCTTCTTCGCCGACTGTTGGGACGGCAGTAATCTTTGGAATTTCGAAAGTCATACCAGCATCAGGTAGAACGCCGCTTGAGATTGAATCTACGGCTGGACGATCTGCGTTTGATAGTGGGTTGATGATTTCGGTCAGCTGACGAGTTGGAATTAAGCCAGCGTTGTTGCTTGTAGTGTCGTCAGCCGCAAGAACATACTGACGAGAAGCGTCGTCGCCGAATACTTTAGCGCGAACTGATGCTTCGAGGTATTTCGCCTTGGTAAACTCTAGGCGAGGAGTGGTGAAGAACGCTGGACGTGGCGCAGCGGCTTCAACCTTGGCAGCTTCTACCGTTTCTTCGGCAGGAGCTGGAACGGTAGTGTCTGACACTTGTTCTCCTTCGGTTGGTTGATCTGAATCAGCGGTTGCTGGCTCAGAATTTTCTTGTGGGGCTTCGTTCTCAGATGCAGCTACTTCAGAGACGCGAGCTGAATCGATTGCTGGGTCAGTAACGAGAGATACTTCTTCAAGTGATGCGCTGGTAATTTTCATTACGCCGTTATCGTTAGACCATTCGTTAATCATTGCACCGACGCTAAAACCATCTCGAAGGCCAGTAGCAGCTTCTTCAAGCGCATCATCAGCAGCAAAAGTCTTAGCCAAAACAAATTCGGCGGTTATTCCTGTATCAGTCACATCAAAAGAAGCGAGACGGCCGATTGGTCGGGTTCTATCGTGCTCGAGTAGCAATTTAACGTTCTTCATTGAAATTGAATTTTTAGCGAATACGGTTGGGCCAACTGAGGTGTTGCCGCGTTCGTTCCAAGTCACAATCGTTCCGGTGATTGTCCGCTTGGTTACGTTGGCCGCGGTAATCGCCATTGGGAGATTAATTTTCATTAGGGATTAGGTCTTCCTCTCGTTGAATCTGCTCAACACTCATCGCGCCGATTCGGTTTAGGATTTCGTAAACCTGAGCGCGCTCTAATGCGTTGCCGCGTAAGAAATCGTCTAGGTCAAAGCGCACCATTACCGGATTAGGAACGAAATCCGGAAGTGATAGCCTTTCCTCAATCGCCTTGAGAATTGGGCGAAGTGAGAAATCTACTAATGAGCGCCGTTCGCTAACCGCGTTGCTATATGTCATTGAAGTAGTCTCGGCGCTCAGGAAGTAAGCCGGGATACCACAAGCTCTTGCTAATTCTAGCGCCACATATTGACGGGCTTCAGCGAGCTGTAATGATTTAGGATCAAAGCCAAATTCTTTAACGTCTACGTCAGCATTTAGAAACGCAGTTGCTCTTTGTTGGCGCGCTACTCTCCAAGCATTTAACAAAGATTGAATTCGCTCGGCTGGCAGATTTGTGCCAGTAGATTTTAACACCATTGATGGATTAGGCTCTTTAGCGTAAGTAACCGCTGCATTTTCTAAATAAACGGCTGCGCTAACTGTTTTACCAGCTCTGTGAAGAAATCCTTCATCGCCACCATCAAATCTAATTAGTGAACCAACACCGGATTGAGGAACTGCCATACCATCAACTTTGTATCCGGTAATTTCAGTATTTCTAAAGTTTGTATCAACTGTTACGCGGTCAGGAGATACGCGAGTCCAAGCTCTAACGCGTCCGCCATCAGTTGCAGAATACATTTCGAGCACTTGACCGTATCCGCTGCCATATAGCCAAATATCTTCGGCTAACCAAGTGTAAATAACAAATCCAGCGACTCTAGGGTCGGGTTGATTAATAACTCTGTGAGGATCGACGTATTGGCCAGTAATGCGGTTAAAAGTTGTTAAAGGTAATGAGCCAATCGTTCCGCAAATTATATTTCTAGCTCTAGCAACGCTTGGAACTGACATTGCTAATTGGCGAGTTGTATTTGTTGCGCCACCTAGTATGTTGTAAACCGAATCCGTAACTTGAATTGGCGTTAGAGCCGCTTCGACATCAGATTGACGACGTGGAGCGGAAACCGGGAAGAAGAAATCTCTAATAGCACCCATTGAGGCTTAATTGTAAAGGATATGTGCTACGCGACGATTATATCTACGCCGTCATTCGGTTGAGTTGCGTAATGAGAAGCCATAGCCGCTGCGACTGCTCCCGTAATAACCGCAGCTGAGACTTTGCGACCCATTACCCAACCACCATCGCCAAAGTTAAGCCTTACCGCTGACAAACAATGAGCAGTTAATTCTTCTTGATTGCTATGAGCTAATCTTCCCGAAGAAATAGCCGATAGAAATTCATCGCAACTGGTCGCGTAGGGTTGGCCGTCTATTGCTTCAACTGGTAGTCCGGCCGGGACTAATCGAGCTGCTACCGCGCTTGCAGTCCGAGCTGAATAAGCGATTTTCATAACGTTGAATTTTCGATACCAATCGCCAATATCGTTAGCGATTACCTTATCGGATAGATAGCCGGGATTTGTCCAAGTCTGAAGAAGCTGGACTTGGAATCGATCCCGGTCTATCCGTTGGCTGGCGACTAACGCGGCTTGTCGCCTGTCCGGTGATAAATCAACCGCAAGCCAAGTATCAGCGACAGGGTCTAAGCGCAGCCCCTCAACCGCGCAAGATTGCCATTGAGACGGATGGATGACTGGGTTGATCGTTGAAACCCATAAACAACATACCTCGGTTCTTACTATGTCTTCAGGGTCGTTTAATACTGCTCGGATGTTATCCGGATGAATTGTGTGTCCTAATGATGGATTGGCTTGAGCAATGCCTTCCCAAAACTTTGCCGAGTTATCAAATTTAATTTCAGGCGGCGAAGACCATTCCCACCAGCCTAAAGACAAATCGTCAGTTAATATCGAAGCCAAGGCGCGCTCTCTCGTAGAATTCAAGACTACGGAATGTTGGTCTCCGGCGTTGCTAAGTAAGAAGGCTTGAGGATTAGGGGAAGCCATTTGAGTAAATCGCAAAGAAGACCAGACATCCGGATCGTGATATTCGCGAGCTTCATCAAGCCATATCGAGTCGGGCGCAGCAATTCCTCTAGTCGCGCTATTAGAAGCTCTAACTATGTATCTTCGACCACCAGTAAATTGCAATTCTTGAAATCCTCGGGCTTCTAACTTCTTGACTAATTGACTTTCTAATTCCGGATGCTCAGTTATGATGTTATAGATTTTGTAAAAGATTTCAGCTGAGGTCGTTAGCTTGTGGGCTGTGTGAACTTGAAGCTTTTGTTCTAATCCAAAGATTCGCCATAGGATCTGCCAAGCCATCCAAGTCGATTTTCCATTTTGGCGAGCTAGCAAGATTCCGTGGACTGGAGTCTGCCATCGGCCGTCCGGTTGAACTCTTAACACCTGTTCGCTAAGCCATTCCTGCCAAGGTAGCAAGGTTTGACCGTATTTAGCGCAGAATTCGACAAACTCGAAGCCTTTTGACGGGTTTTCGGTTAGTTTTGTGTGAATTCGCGGTTTTACCACACCTCGGTAAGCCGAACCAGCCCGAAGCGAAACAAGTTCGGCAGGTTCACTCCCATTATTAACCAGTTCAAGCATAATGGCGCTTGGTCGAGCCAGTTCCGGGTATAAAATTCTCAAT